ATTCTTGAATCCAGGGAAGGGAACAAAGATACTCTCTTGAACCGGACCAGTCTGATTCAATGCGTAGAACACTCTGATATCACCAAAGTTGGAGACATATGCATCAAGGAGAACCTGAAGTGAGGTGGCAGGATTTTCAAGTTCAATATTCTTACTTACATAGATGAATCTATCGGGATCTTCCGATACTCCATTAACCTTAAAGTTCCCTGCGTAATCAGTGACAGGTCTATTGACTCTGTTACTGGTAAATACGACCGATGCATTATCAAGGTCAATAACTGGACTGATACGAGGATTACTCGACAGCAATGTGAAGTTCATGGCGAATGACTTCTTGCCAGGGAATGTATCAGCGTTAAGTTGGAGAGCTTCGTTTTGAGGTGAAGCAACCATCATCAGATCATCAAAGTAATTCTTGTCAAAGAGGGTAACCTGTTTGAATCCCTTATCAAGATAAGATTCTTGATTACCAGATACACTAGCAGCAGAGATTGTTCTTGCTTGAGCGATCAGGTTGGTTCCAAGTGGGGTGATTGTTGTAACCTTAGGAGTGATCAAACTGAATGGGAGATTGTAAGATCCCTTGACGAAAGGACCACCGGCCAGTTTACTCTCAGTGAAGTAAAGTGGTGGGAATCCTGCAGCATTAGCTGGTGCTCTGTTGATACCATTCGCATTCATCTGAACCTTGACATAGTAGTAGTCAAGTCCGATTGGATCTTCTTCCAATTCACTTGCATTGACATTTGCAAGTTGATGTTCGGTGTTGATTCTTCTAAGAGATACACCGTCAAGTTCATACTTGTAAACCAGTTCACCGGCGTTATGTCTTGTGATAACAGTATTATCGACACCTCTTGTAATACCGGTAAGAGTTCTACCATTGGTGCCAGTGTAACTGATGATCTCATCACCGATCTTGACATAACCAGGATTAGTACCACCTACACCAATGTTTTCAAATGTCGCGTAACCGCTATTAATAGCATTTTTGCTCAGAGTAATAAAGGTTGTTGCATTGAAGGGATATTCAACTGCAAGAGTCTGTGGGGGTGCATCACTTCTGATATCACTGAGTGTGACTCTGTTTACGTTAGAATAGAGACCATGGTTTCTTTGGAAGACTCGGATATAAGATCCTTCATGATTGATTCTAATAGGTGCAGTTGGAAGAACCGCTCCACCAACACCATTGAGTTCTGTTGTAAATCCAACAGCATTCTCGTAGTATAATGGGTAAGATGCGTTTGTAGTAAAGTTACCTTGAACATTGTCAAGAACCAAGGTATTATTACCGAGAGTTGAATCTACAGAAAGTTGAATACCACTTCCAAGGTTGAGGGATCCGGGTCCGACAGGTGTCAGAACATCCCCAACGACATAACCAGAACCCCCTGCATTAATTGTGGCTGCAATAGCAACCCCACCATTAATCGTAATGTCAGCAGTGGCATTAACACCCTTACCAGTAATGGCAGTCAGAGCAACACCAGTGTAGGTGAATCCCAGTGAAGAGGGTGTATAACCAACACCAGCATTAGTGATTGTCAAATCTGATGTGGCAGATCCTGCAAATGCAACCAGAGTTCCTTGAGAACCAATACTCAACTGTTTGACAGTTCTCCCTTTGACAAGCCCTCCGTCACTTACCAACTTGTTCAGTCCAAGTCTGATCTGTCTGGATTCAATCGTCAGACCATTGGGGTCAATCTGAGAAAGATCAGTAGGAAGCTCAGGGTTGAACATGGATACGTTACCCTGTGTCTTAAAGTTCGCAACATACATTGTGAACTTAAGGTCTTCATACTGTGATGGGGTCCATACAGAGGCATTCTGTGATTTGAATAGTGATCCAAGCAGAGGTTGTTCTGTGACAAGAATTTGTCCAGCCTCTTGATTTGTAGACGTGACATCTGCTTCACCAAGTCTACTGATCCATACACGGTATTCTGTAGAATGCGACAGAAGAACCATTGCATATTCTTTCTGAGGATTCAGATATACAGGTGCCTTAAGTGTGATGGTTGTAGCAACAGTGCCATCCTCACTTATATTTACATCCTTAGGATCGATTGAGACCGCAGAGAATGGAAGGACATTTTCTGTTGGTGTTCCAAGTTTGGTATCTCTAAGTTCAAACAGGACGGGAATATTCTCATCCTTGGACTGGAAGAAGATATCAACCTTAGTGACAAATACACCACTCAAATCATCTACATAGAATGTTTGTGCAAGAGGGTCAACTCTTGGTGGTGGAGGTGGGGGTGGGAATGCCTTAAAGCTCTGATCTACATCAACATCTGTCGTGGTTTGAGTATCTGTAGACTGAACATTTATAGTATTAGAAGTGCTTGTGTCACCGATAATTCTTCTCTGTGAACGCTCACCTATTCTAACAGTTGCGTTTCTAACAGATAGAGTGGTCTCCTGAGTAACATCAACACTACCCTCAGAGTAGAAGATAGACTCACCAGCTGTAGATACGACACCTTCAACAGCACTGTTGATCTTACTACTTGTCAGTCGGAAGCTTGATCTACCAGTCTCAAATGATGGGTTAGAAGGATTGTTGCCATTAGGAACAAAGTAGGAAGCAATCATAGTTCCAACTCTGTCAGTTACCATTCTGACATTTGTAACTCTTGCCTGAGCACCACTGGTTCTACCAGTAAGAATCATGGACTTAGAGATAAATCCACTAAACTGTGGGAAGTCCTGAGACTGAAGACTGAACGTATCAATATTCAATACGGTCGCAGCAGATGAGTAGATGAATGGGAATACTACATCTCTATTATATGGGTTACTGTCATAGAAGTCAGTGGGTGCATTATATGGACCATACTTATGATTGAGTGAGGCTACTCTGAAGTCAATTGAGGGGATGGTAGCACCAGTAGTTACCTGAGATCCACCGTCATCCATTCTACCGTTGACAGTTTCACCAACAACGAAGGTACCATTAATCATCTCAATTTCGATGAGTTTTGGTGTCATGTAGTTGTTGACATCCACATCATCAAAGAATGAATATACTCTGGTGAATGGCTTGAATCTCGTACCAATAACACTGATATTACGAGATCTCATAAAGTTAACGATCTCTCTTCTTACAACTCTATCACCAAGAGACTCAGTATCAATCCTTTCATTAACAAAGAACTGTCTTCCAGATCTAGTCTGAGAAAGATTGACAGAAGTAGTCGCTGTAATTGCGTTGTTGGTTGTTACAGTCCTAGTCGTATTTCTTGTTGTGACCGTGGTTGAAAGTTCACCAGTACCAATATTCTGATTAGAACGTGACCTATTAGTATTAGTGGAACTGACAGCGCTTCTGGATACCCTATTGGAGAGTGACGTATTTACATCAACACCAACTGTTTGCCAGGAGTTCCAAGTTACAGGGGATACACCTCTTCTACTTCCATCTGCAGCAGTTCTTACATTAGCACCTAGAGCTTGAGCAATACCTTGGAAGGAACCCTCCATCATTACTTCATTGACTTCAAGTCTATTGACATCAATCCATACATCGACTTCTGGGATCAGTTCGATTTCACCTTGCCAGAACTGAACAAGGAATGGAGTAACATTTTCGACTCTTGTAGCAAAGGGTTGTTCCAGCCAATTTTCATCTTCATAGTCAAGTGTGATAATTCTATCACTCTTCTTGACATTGACACCTACAACGTCTGCAAAGTCTGCATCCTGATTTGCGTTTGACGTAGTTCCAATACCAGCAATAGCAGTTGTTCCAAGTTGGAGATTAAGTGCAGTAGTGTAGTGAGAAGGTCTAAGAACTCCATTCTCTGTGTCGATTGAGTTTCTGATACCAATCGAACTATCCTGTGGATCAAGAGACGTGAAGTTATCAACAAATACACCGGACTTGAATCTGTTCTGACCATTAGCATCCTCAACAAACAGGTTGAGAGTGTTAGTTTCCAGTTGACTCAGTGAAGTATAATACTCAAGATTTTTAATTCTCTGTTCAAGTTTAGAGATATCACTCATCTGATATCTCTTATGCTCGACGAATTTAATCTGAGCATCACCCACATCATACAAGTATGCTGGGAGAAATACATTAGCAATGTTCATTACATTGCTGAGACTATCAGGAAGTTTGGGGAAATCGTCGGGAGTACCAGCTTGATATCCTAATGCACCATCTTTGTCAATGTAGATTCTATCAGCTCTTGGAAGATAGTAATTGTAATCTACTGTTAGTGACTCATCAGATGCAATAATGTGACTGGATGACTGCTTATTACCATTTGAAGTTCCATCTACAAAGTTTCTTCCATCAAATTCAAATGGGGATCTTGCACCTTCAGCCAGAACATAGTCTGCCAATCTAGGTCTTACATCGATAATATCAGAGTTTCTAACACCATCGACACCAGAGATTTCTGTACTATAATTGTAACCGACGTAGGAATTGATCGTAGTGATATCACCCTCATCACCAGCATCATATGAGGATGATGCAAAGTAAACACGAATCTTCCTGTTTGGAACTTGTGCTTCGGCGCTTCTAATGATTCTAGAATAATCGTAGAAAGTTCCTCTTTGACCATTAAAGAATTGGAAGTCCTCAGTAATGTCTTTAGATCCAAGACTTACATTGGATGTAACACCATTAGTAGTAGAAGACTCAAACTTAACCACTTCTGCATTAGCAAATACAGTATCATTCAAATAGGTAAAGAAGATGGCAGTGTCATCCAACTTCTGAAGATAGATGGCTTTAGCACCACTTGTCTGACCCGTAATAATCTCACCAACGATTAGATCATTTGTCGTTGCAGTGATACCATCCAACTGAGAAAGAGTCATACTTGGGCATGTAGGATCACTTTCGTCTTCCGATTGGAAGATACCATAAATCTTATAAACATCAACAGTGTTCAGTGAGATCTCCTCATCCTGAACTCTAGTACCATATGGCCAGTTACCCGTAGTCAAGCCGTCTCCAAGAGAGGTTGAGCCAATACCAGATGCCGTAGTATTAGATTTACTAATAATAATATCTTGAGCCAGTTTCCTAATTTTAGTTTTTGACTTAACATCAGTTTTTCTGATGGTCGTAATCAACTTGGTATTGGTATCATTAGCACCAAGTCCATTAATCTTGATTGACTTAGATCCATTGGTAAATTCAAACTTATCCTCGGTCAATACTTCGGTAGAACCATCAGATCTGATCAGGATATATCTTTCCTCATCAAAGGGAAGGAATACCTCTTTGTCCTCAGTATTAATGACGGGAGTAGAATTACTTGTAATCGATGTTGTATATTGTCTTCTAATAACAATCTCAGAATCAACAAGATTTACTGATGATACATTAGCCTTAGGGAATGTACTATACAGTGCTCTATTATTCGCTTGATTACCAGAGCCAGCAGAACTTCCAGTTCCTTTAGTTGAAAGTAGTTCAAAGTTTTGAACGTTAGTAACTGCGGCGGGAAGAGTACCATCACATACACCATCCACAGATGCGATTGCTTCGACTGTGATATTAGTTTTTGCAATACCAATAACTTTATTCAGAGTGGCAATGTCAAACCCTGGTTTTGAGTATCTTACGATATTACCAGTGGTGACGACACCGACAAAAGAGAATCCAGGATCGGCAGGAATGGAGATCAGAGAGGATCCACCACCACCTGCAGAAACATTAGCAGATCCAAAACTACGTACTTTGGTTTGAATCGTATCTGCAGTGAATGTTGCAGCAGTTCCTACAAGACTACGAACCGATTTAACATCAGAGAGGGAGAAGTTTTTATCACTTACAACAAATCTTGCGTTGTCCAATACACCATTGAACAGAAGTCTCTCACCCTTATGGAACTCACCAGATACGTTGTAGAGAGACAGACTGGTTGCGTTGGTTACAGCAGTCTTTAGGAATCCTGTAGCACCACTAGACTCACCCTTAACTCGTGTAGAGACTGTCAGGGTAACTGCATCATTAAGTGTAACGGTGGTATATAACTGAACATCATACAGAGACAAGTCCCAGTTATTGAGATTGGGAAATGGTGTGTTATAAGAACCACCCTCAAGCGCAAAGTCATAAATTCTTGCAACACCAATTTCCGCACCAGCAGAGCTGAATGATGTAACACCAAGTCTGGAATCTCTTAAGCTTACAGTCAGAGAGGTATTGATACCAATCGTAGGAGATCCATTTACACGATTAAGGTTAAGAGTGGGTCCAAAACCAAAATTAACAGCTTGATCCTCAACTTTCTTGGTCGATCTAGGCTTATTAAAGTCAATGAGAGTAGGTGCAATTGTTTCTACTTCATATCCTCTACAATATGCCTTTCCTGGTGAGATCTTATAGATTCCAAGATCATCACTAGGAACACTTCCTCCCTGTGTTGTTTGATTTGAATTATAGATTCCTTTATTACCTTCATTATCGTTAAGACTGTTCTTAACTGAAGTTATAAATTCCTTGATATAATAATTACCGGACTCATCGAAGGTTCTTCTCGCAAATTCGTCCCCAATGAAGTTATAATCAGTATTTTTGTTAATAATACGAAGAACTCCATCTTTTACCTCTGATAGTTGAACGAAGTTAGTTTCATCAAATCTACCTAAAGGCTTTTTAGACAGAGTTGTTGAGATTTTAAGTCTATCAGCACCAGGTGCCGTAAAGTTTTTAAATCCCTGGGCGTTATCATTCAGGGAAGGGTCAACATCAGAAGAAACGATCTCTTCAACAACATCAAGACCAACCCTGTAAGAGGGTGTATTACTGTACTGATCAAGAATCAGAGTTTGAGTATCAACATTAACAAAGTATCCTCTCAGGAAATAAACACCTTGCGAAATATTGAAGGAAGAACCTACAATCGCAGCATCTTGAGGAATCGTGGTTGCAAATCCTTCTCCAGCAGAGATAAAGGTAGATGCATATGTAATATTTGTGTTCGTCGTCAGAATTTCACCATCTTGAAAGGTTTGTACCTCTTCATCAGAAGATGGTGAATTCTCATAGTTAAGATATAAGGTAAATGTGCCTCTTTCTGACTGCTTATCAGTGATATAGGTGATTACCTTTGCTGTGATACCGGATGTGGCACCAGTAATTTTAGTTCCTACTAATTGATCGAGATAGATTCCAACAGGAATGCCAAGAAACTCGGGTTCAATTTGAACACCGAAGAAGTTTTGAATATATGTCAGATCACCAGGAATAACCTTCGCACCCTCTTTGAAGAAATGGTTACCCATTTCTTCTACTTGATTCTGAAGAATTGACTGAAGACCAGTCAGTTCTCTAGACTGAACCGGGAAACCCGGCTTAAACAAAATCTTATAATAGTTTGATGATGGGTCAAAGTCGTCAAAATAAGGAGCGACATTGAGATTAGTTTCCTGTGGCATATCTCTTTAGAATTGCAAGATAACTTTAACGTCTTCTTTCTGTGAAGATGATCTGGTAACAGAAGGTCTGTTATCAACATAAATGATGTCGCCAGAGTATTTTTGAGACTCTGGATTGGAAACTCCTTTCGTGAATTCCTGACCCAAGAAGTATGTACGACTATTTATTGTAGTAGATACACCTGAAAACGACTCATCAATCAGTAGAGTATTACCAGAGGTTGGATTAATCTGGAGACTACCTCCAGATGATGGTAAGGCAGTAAATCTGATTTGCTCAAAACCAAAGTCGGGATTTGGGTTTTGAGTACCATCCGTGTTAAAACCGGCTGTTCTTCTATCTTGCCAATACTTCAAAACACCGGTTTGTTGGTCGTAAGAAACAACTTTACCGATGGCCGTAGAACCCAAACCAACAGTTTGAGTGAAAGAAGTGTCTGCAGTAAAGACAGCTTCACTAAATCCGGTGCCAACAAGCTTCAAAGCATAAACAGCACTGGCTTTATCGGTGGTCAGATTGATCGTTGAATTGAAATTTTTGGGATTTTTGACAATTCCGACCTGTGCAAACTGATTTCCGGTGATAAAATCGGGATTTTGAGTGTCATTTTCAAATCTTGCATAAGAAAGCACGTTATTTGCACCCAATTCACGGTAAATATCGGCTCCATGACCTCCAGGAGGAGGAATAATGACGTTAAATACTGGATCTACCGTACCAGTAGGAACTCCACCCTCCAATAAATCCAAAGTTCCGAAGGAATATCCGTTTCCGCCGTTAGAAACGGTCACAGATTCGATTTTTGAGTCATTATTTACGACAACAGTGGCCTCTGCACCCCTTCCATCACCTCTAATTGGCACTCTGGTGTAGGTAATATTAGCTGTTCCAATACCAACACCACGATTTCTGATGGTTACAATCTTAATTTGACCACTTTTACCGGCATTTTCTCTTACAGAAGTGTAAGAAGAGTTAGTTTCCCAGTCTGTAGGGACTGGAATAAAATTTGTAGAGTCAAATTTAATAATCTGATTGGGTTTAATCGTGTAAAGATACTTCCAAATATAACCATCACCACTACTTCCAGCCTCTCTGGGCTCCAAATCAGTGAATCCAAAGAAGGACCGCCTCTAAAACTGTTCTCTGGATTGGCGTTATTGGAGAGACAGATATAAACTTTAAACTCACTATTCATTACATAGAAGTTAGAATCGTAAATATCCAGTGCTCCAGATGGTTGCGATGGATTATTTCTATCGATATCGTTTCTCCACATGTCATATGTGGTACCTGACTGCCAGGTAATCTTCTTTACAACCTGACTTACATCACCAGAGTTGATCTTTTTAAGGGCCAACATGGTATCCCAATAATAATTGGAATCATCCAAACAATCTTTAGGAGCAGGAGGATTAGAATTCCAGTCACTCTGGAACTCAGGAGCATCTGGAAGACCAATCCATGCGTAATATGAATTGTTAGAATTCTGTACGGAATCTACAAAATTCTTTGC